CTCGTGACTGACGGATTGCTTAACTTTATTCCAGATTTGAAAGGTGTTTCTTCATAGTCAATTTCCATTCCGTTCAAAAATAAATAAGACTTCTTATCAATACAAATCTTTAACTCACCAAATTCCAGCACTCTATCATTCTCGTCGCATGTGTCAGTGAACTCAAATAAATAGGAGTAACCTGAACACCCACCACTCCGCAGACCGATTCTCAAATAAGTTACATCACTTTCTTCTTGATGTCTATTAAGCATCATTGATATCTTTTCTACCGCAAAGTCTGTCATTGTAATGGTCATGTTTTATATTAACCTAATAATACGGGTTTGTACCGGCGATGTGATCAGTTACATCCTCGATATCTATTAAATTAGGAAATTCTTCCTTAAGAAGACCCTCTATTTGAAGCTTTAATGTTATTCTCGCAGATGCGCACCCTTGACATCCACCACCCATCTCAACCTTTAGCAATTTTTTTTCATCATCAAAACTATGAATTAAAAGAAAGCCGCCATGTGAAGCCAATGCAGGGTTAACATCTTCATCAACAAATTTTTGTATATCATCCTGAGTCATGCTTATCTCTGTAGTCTTTAATTGCAGCT